TGGGAGTTACTTCTCTTTCTTTGCATAATCGTTCAAAGTTCTCATAATACATGGATTTTCTCCTTTGTGAAAAGAACTAAGAAATCTTAATTTAATTATTGACATACTAAGAAAACTGTGCTATTCTTTAGAAGAACTAAGAAATCTTAGAAATATCGCAGTAAAAAATTAAGAAATCTATATAATTGTTTGTTGGTAGCTTCATTATATAAGAAATCTTAGTTACTGTCAAGAAAGGAGTGAGAATTTGTTTAACTATATGGTTTTCGAAAAACTTTGCAAGGATGCAGGAGAAACTACTTATCAGGTTTGCAAAGATACGGGGATTAAATCTTCTACAATCGCTAATTGGAAAAAACATTCAGAAACAAATGGAAAAAATGGATATGTTCCAAAAGCGGATAAGATTCTGTTAATCGCAAATCATTTTAATGTTCCTTTGGAAAAATTTATAGAGCCATAGAAAGGAGAAGTATGAACAAATTACAGATTTTCAATTCAGAGGAGTTCGGAGAAATTCGAACAGTGACTATTGACAATGAACCTTGGTTCGTTGGAATTGACGTAGCGAAATCATTAGGATATGCAAATCCTAAGAATGCAGTTCCCAAACATGTGAGTGAAGAAGATAAGCTGGGTACCCAAATTGAGTACGCAGGTCAGAGACGTGAAGTGACGGTAATCAACGAATCCGGATTATATGCATTAATATTCGGAAGTAAGCTCGATTCGGCTAAGAGATTCAAACATTGGGTAACGGCAGAGGTTCTCCCTTCCATCCGCAAGACGGGTTCATACCAGAAACCGATGACCGTAGCAGAACAGATTCAGTTACTGGCTCAGGGCAATGTCAAACTTGAAGAAAAGATTGAAGCCGTAAACGATGATTTACAGGAGTTCAAAAAAGATATGCCATTGCTTGCACTGGAATGTCAGAAAATCACAAAGGCAAAGAATCAGAAAGTTGTTCCCATGTTGGGTGGAAAGGATGCGCCGGCGTATAAAGACAATTCATTGCGACAGCTTGTGTACAGTGACATTGATGCGCAGCTTCGCAGAGAGTTTGGTGTGAATACCTACAAGGCAATCAAGAGAAACCAGTGTGATGTGGCAATAAAAATCATAAATGAATATGAATTGCCGATGTACTTGAAAGACCGCATTGATACCGAGAATGCGCAGGAAAGTTTCTTATAAGAAAGGAGACGGGGTTATGAGCAGAAAGAAAAAAAAGAAAAAGGCTTCTAAGATGGTGCGAACATCAAAGAAACCTATTTCATTAACATGTTTGATTAATAAGAAACCTATTTGCCAGATGGATATTTTTCGTTGAATGCTTCTAATGCGGATTCATAAGCATTTATGTATTCTTCGAAATAATCGATGGTTACATGAGTTTTGCCAGCATCAACTTGAGATTGACGTTTTAAATGGCAAGCATCAGTGCAAACTGCAATAGCTAAATCATGTGCACGTTTTTCATTATCCGTCATTATTACACCTCCTTTCATAAGGAGAGTATATCACATAAAAAATCGGAGGGACATAAAAATGGCAAAATCATTAATCCTGTCAGCTCTGATCGGCGGTATGTCACCGTACCTGCCGTTCTGGAGATTTGACAGTGCATCACAGCCGGTTGCAGTAGCAATCGCAATATTCGCATTATCATTCGTGGTTATTTACCCGGATGAAATTAAAAGAAACGGAGGAAAAGAAAGATGATTGAGACAAAAATGGGAGAAATCACACTTAAAGGCAGTAAAGCAGAATTAATAGCTGACTTAGCTGTTATCGTTCGTGGAATTAAAGAAACTATTATGGAAGATGGCAAAGAAACAGAGGAATCTGTGAAGCAGGAGATTGACGAAGCGGTCAAAATCGGACTGATGAACGAAGAAGAATTTAAAACTATTCAAAAAGAAAAAATCAAAGAAGTTGTAAAAACATTATTTGATGATTTACTTGGAGGGCTTTTCGATGAAGATAAATGATTTTGATAAGATCGTAGATGAGTTGTATCAGTTGTGCAGGAGAGTCCAGAAAGAAACCGGCAGAACGGTAGCATTTCATTTTGCAAACTACAAGATCGGATGCAGCTTGCACATCA